ACGAAAACGGAAGTGATACAGGGAACGGAAAAGCAAAAGGGCATATCGGAACTTTACTTGAAAACACTTGTGAAACTATCATCCGAGTAGAAAAAGACAACGATGACAGAGGGCAAAGTATCGTAAGTCCAAAAGCAATGCGAGGATTGGAATTTAACCCTATTCTGATGCAGGTAGATTATCAAGGAGTGCCTTATCTCTCTTGGTATGAAGAAACAGATAAACCTAAAAAGATGAGATTATGACACTGGAAGAACTCAAAAAAGACCCAATGAAAGTAATTGAAAAGGTCGCTAAAAGCAAAGATATCAACGCCCTTATAAAAGTCTATGAGGAGCAGAGAAAAGAACAGAGAAAAAGATATAAAAACAAACAAAATCAAGATGAATACGGATATAGTGAAACCTAATATAGGGGAATTAACAAAGGCTAAAAAAACACTTGAAAAAGCCAAAGAACTAAACCGAAAGGTAAAGTTTATGCCGATGGGATATTCGCCGTCTTGGGAGCGAGAGAAGAAGATAATTATCGCTAAAAAGGAGCGGATAGACAAGTCAGCATACAAGCCAAAAGATTACAATATCCACACGCCAAAAGGGAATAAAATCCATATTCCAGAGGGATACCTGAAAGTGAAGGATTTGCGAGAGAAATTCTTGGAGAGAATAGGCTCTTATGTCACAAGGCTGGATATGGAATACCGAAGCCGAGTGAATGAGATTATCTTGGGTTCTGCAAAGGCTTACGAGTGGAACGAGGAGATTTTCAAGGAAGTAACAAGCAATTATAAAAGAAAAAAGAGATTCAAAAAATGATAGTAATAGTTTTAATCCTAATCTTATTAATCGCCGTTGTGATTGTGGCATGGTACATAGATGTTAAGATGCTGGAAGACCAATTAGAGAAATTAACCGAAAAATTAGAGCAATATGAAAATAGTAAAACTTATAGCGCTGGTGCTGTTCCTGTGCAGTTGCAAAGCGAAAGACCCTTACAAACAATTCAAAAAGGAGATAAAAACAAAACAACCAAGTAAAGAACAAGTAAATAAACAATTAGCATGAATACAGCAGGATTACACCTTACAGAATACCATAAAAAACTCTTGAAAAAAGAAGCCAAATACGAAAAGAAAGTAAGAACAAGAAGAATTGAAAGCCTTACCATTGAGGAGCATGTAAAATTAAAATCCATCATGTCGCAGTTCTACTGCACGGTAGCCTTGCAGATTGAGTTGGTAGATGCACTGGAAGAAATGAAGATGCTAAATGGATATCCTTTTGTTGAGGACTTAAGAAAGGCGGTTATATTCATGAATAATAGTATGTATGAAAGTGCTGTGAAAAACGAAGAAGATGATTTAGTAAGGCAGGTATGGGAGAAGAAGATGGAAAACATCGTGAAAATTATGCCTCAGCTCAACGCGAAGCAATTTGATATGCTGGAAGAGTTTATCAGGAATTTGAAATTTAAGAAGTAAAAATATGAAAATAAACAATATAGAAGTAAGAGATATTATCTTGACTATTTATAAATTACAAAAAGATTTTGAAAAGGAATTGATTAACATGGGATTAGACTCGTTTTATGTAGAGTCTTTAAAGTCTCCACTTGGAAATAGTATCACTCACCATAGTACGATGTTTTTATTGGAAAATATGACCTTGACAGTTAATAATAGGGAAAGCATTGTTGAATGGAAACTACCTTGTCTGTTAAATTTGCTTGGAACGAATAGCGTGTTAGAAGGTGATTCAGGCAGTATTCGTTTGGAGTATTTAAAAAATTTTGAAGCTCATAAAGAAGCAAAATCGTATATAGAAGAATTATTAGAGGAAGAAAAACGAAACTTTAGAGCTATTAAGGAAATGTACGAATCTTCTGATGAAAAAATTAATGAATTGGTAAAAATATTAAATAAAATAAATATAAATAACTGAATATGAAAACAATAGGAGAGATAAGATGTAATATTGATAATCTAAAAATAGAGCCAAGTTTAGTAGAAGATGTAAGGTCTGATTTGGCAGGTATTATTGATATGTTAGAAAAACAAAAGGGTGACAAAAACACATCACCAGCAAGTGCAGAAAAACAAAGACTGATTTCTATCGCACAAACAAAGTTAGAGGAAGCGTGTATGTTCACCATAAAGGCTTTATATGCCAAATAAGTAACTTACTAAATAGTAACATTAAAGATAAATAAGATGGAAACAAAAGAATTAAAAATAGAAGCACCTGAAGGGTATGAAATTGACAGAGAAAATTCAACTTTTAAAAAGATAGTTTTTAAGAAAATTGAAAACGAACTTCCGAAGAGTTGGGAAGATTTATACGAAGTTGGGGGTTGGTTTGTGGATTTTCACAGCGATGTTGTTACTTCAGGTAGTATGCGTACAGCGGACAGTGTTAAAAACAGATTTCCAACGAAAGAAGAAGCCGAAGCATGTGTGGCACTTGCACAATTATGTCAGTTGAGAGACAGATATAATGGTGGCTGGAAGCCTAATTGGGAAGAAAACATTAATGAAAAATATTCTATTTATTTTCATAATGAAAAAATATATAGTGATTATTCATATAATACAAGACATGTTTTATCTTTTAAAACATATGAACTCAGAGATAAATTTCTAGAGAATTTCAAAGATTTAATCGAAACAGCAAAACCATTGTTATAACAGACCACAGCGAAACAACTGTAAAAGAATAAACAAAACCTACAAAAACAAAAACATTTAAAATTTATTCATATGGATATTATTGGAAACATCTACAGCAGAGAGGCTGCAGAGCAGAAAAAAGAAACATTCCGTGTTCAAGAGTTCATGCTGGACGCTTCTTACTTTGACAATTACAATCAGACTAATCGAGAGAACTTTCTCAAAATGCAGGTTAAGAATGCCAATATTGACAAGTTGGCGGCGATTCCTAACGGAAGTAGAGTGAAGGTCTTTTTTACCATAGAAGGAAGATTCTACGACAAAGAGGATGGAACAAAGGGACACGCTCAGAATCTCTCTGCGTTCAATTTCGAAGTAATTAAGATGGCTGAGAATAAACCAGCCACTCCTGCTGCTCCTGCACCACAAGAAACCGACTTCTAGATGCTTAGGCGCTAATTAGTTTTTTTCATTGTAATCCGCTCAGATTTGGGCGGATTTTTCTTTTTGATATACATCAGTTTTTGCACACCTACAAGGCGGCGATTTTCACAACCCCCTGCCACCCCCAAAAAGTTGTAAAAAAGTTGTAAGGATTGTAAGGAATTATCCGAGCGCTCTGTTTGTCGGGTTTTACCGCCTTACAACTTTTATTTTTATTTTGTAAGGAATGGATAATCCTTACAAAAAAATTGTAAGGGAAAAACTGCCTTACAAAATGAATTTGGCTGTTGTATGGGATTCTTACAACTCAAAGTAAGGTATAAATATTTGAAAAATAAGCACTTACAAAATCCTTACAATTCTTACAACTTTTTTCCTACTTTTTAGAGAATTTCAGAATAAAAGTTTCAGAAACTAAAAAAAGCAGAGCCTTTATAATATGGTGGAAAAATCATATACTTGCTGAAAAAATAAGGATGCTAGTAAGTATATTTTTGCCAGTGAGTAAGCCGATCAAGCAGTTTTTGACTCAGAAATTTGGTGCAGAATATCAGCCAAGCCGAGATAATTGGTTTGGAATTCTTATCAGTTCTCTTTTGAGTAAGAAAAATTCGAACTGGGATGATCGTGCAAAAAATGAAGTCTTTGAGGAGGAATATAAAATTTCCTTCAAATTGTCTTATTCCTATAAACACGGAATCTGCATTCTTCCGACGCACGAGCAACTGCTTCGGCGTGCAGTGGAGAGTCTGTTTCGTGAACATCTGTATGAAACTGCAGTTCTCAATAAACTCTACTATGATATAGAGTATAAAACATCCATAGAAAACCTGCTGAATTTCTACGGGATCCACGAGGAAGAAAAATCCTATTATCAAACTATTATTAGAGATTTTAACAGAAAAAAGGATAAAATCGCCCAACGATTAGAAAACCAGCCAAATAAAATATTTTCGTAAAAAAACTTTAAAATATGGTGGAAATCAGCAATATTCCAGAAAAATTCTTTCGTGAAATTCGACAAATCGAAATTTTCAACGCCAAAGAATATTCATTCACAGCGAACAGCACAGGCAAGAGTGTTTCTGCTGAACCGAAAATAATCTTTAAAAACATTGTTCCCGAGGACTTTGACAGGTCTATCAAAAGAAAATTCAAAAACGGAAACGCTTTTTTCGAAGTTGATTTATCATTTAATCTCTATGGTCTCAACCCAATGAACATCAGCGCTTATTCTGTTCTTTTGAACAAAAAGGGTTTTGCCATCCGCCTGGTGACCAATGTAGATTCCATGATATTGGGTAATGAACAAGAGCCGTTCATGGTAGAAGTTCACGATGGGCGCAAGGATGATAATTCTGGAAGTGATAGGATGCAGATCCAAATTTCTGGCGCTACCATTATAGAGCCCAAAGCCCAGAGCTTATAATTTTTCTGTCTTTTTTTACGCACTAAACATTTTGGATTTTTGAAAAATAAAATCTAAGAATGTTTAATGGTAATACTTTATTAAATACTCCGCTGGCAATAGACAAAGGCTATTTGATGAGCCTTGTTCCATCATTGGCAGCGGAATTTATGTTGATGAAATCCTCTCCTATACAGAGTGTAAAGGAGAGAGAAATGCAGTATTTATCCAAAATCAACAAACAGGGAGAAGGGAAAGAAAACATGAAGTTTCCTGTAATAGTGGATATTGTGGGAGCAATCACTAAATATTCTACTTACTTCTCTTACGGCACCCAGTTCCTTGGGGAGCTCTTGAAAGAATTGGATAGAAGCCCGAGTGTTTCGGGAATTATTCTCAATATAGATTCTGGAGGCGGTATGGTTTCTGGAACCGCAGAACTTACCCATATCATCAAGAATTTAGAAACTCCTACTATATCATATACCAGCGGTTATCAGTGTTCAGCTGCGCTGGACATTGCTTCTGGGTGTGATTATCACATGGCATCTCCTTTTGCTGATAAAATCGGCTCCATTGGGACAATGTTATCTTACCAAGATTTTTCGGCAATGTTCGAAAAATGGGGAGCGAAGATTTATGAAATCTATGCTCCGCAGTCTACAGAGAAGAACAAGGAGTATCGTGAGCTGATGAAAGGAAACGAAAAACTCTACACTGAACAGCTGAAAGTTTTAGCAGAGGATTTTATTTCCAGAATGAAGGAAAATTTTGGGGAGAAGCTGAAAGATGATGGGCATGTTTTCAAAGGAAAAACCTACACTCCGAAAGAGGCTTTGGAAATCGGTCTTATAGATGAACTCGGCTCTCTAGAAGATGCATTGAGCAAATTTTAATCATAATATCAAATAAAATGAAATTCACAAGAATCACAGCCCTACTGGGACTAGCGCAACTGACATTCCATGCAGGAGTGTTTGGAACGCAGAAGCCTTTTGCGAAGCTATCGGAAGAGGAATTGGAGAAAATAGAAAACGCCTTGGCTGGTCTGGAATCAGAAGGATTGGCGGAAGAACTGGAAAGCACCAAGCAGAGTCTTTCTGATGCTGTAACGAATCTAGAGGTCGTAAAAAAAAATTCGGAAGAAACGGCACAGGCGGTAGAAGCCGCACTAGAAACTGCAGGGTTAAAAGAAGAGGCTAAAGAAAGCGTGGTGGAAAACATCGCTTTACTTGGGGAAAAATGCAAGGAATTCGGAGGCTCTAAAAACAGACATTCTGTAGTAGAGAATGACGGAACAGAGAATTCTGAAAATGGTTTGATTGGAGGATTTATGAATCCAGAAGACGAGCACAACAAGTTGCTCCAGAGAGTAAAAAAGTAGAATAAATAAAAAAATAAGAATATGAGTTTAAAAACAGATCAGATTAAAAACGAGCTTATTCGTTATTTATCTGTAAACCCTACTTTATTCAGCGGTATGGTTTTGTCAAGCGAGGTTTACATCAACCAGTTTGCAAGAACAGTTACCAAAGTAAAGGGGCATTATCCATCGGTTCAGGCATTGATGAGCCATGCAGTTCAGATTTTTGATTCCAAGAAAGTGACTCCGTATGGAGATATTACATTCTTGTATAAAGATTTGAAGAATTTCCATCAAAAAGTGGATTTCCAAATAGATCCAGCGGAAATTTTGGGAAGTATTTTTGAAGAAAAATACGAAGAAAGCAAAGGACTGCAGCAGAAGAGCATCTCTGTTCTTGCTATGCAGATTTTAAAAGAAAAAGTGATTGATGATGTTAATATTTTATCCATCACTGGTAAATTTGATGCTTCACAGAAAGGGCTGGCATCTCCTACATTCGGTTCATCAATGGACGGATTGAACGAGGTTCACAAGAAAATAGCAGCGGATACTACAAATCCTGCGTTCTTGGTTCCTGGTGATGCGATAACCAAAACCAATGTTTTGGATGTGGTAACGGAGTATGAAAGACAGATTCCATCACTTTATAAAAACAAAGTGAAAACTATCTTCATGAGCCAAGCTGATGCGGAAGATTATCAGATCGCATACGAAGATAAATTCGGACAAAACAAGTTCCAGGATGATGCCATGAGAACAAGACTTGGTAAGAGACAAATCGTGGGCATACCGAACCTTACCAAAGGAACTATCGTGTCTACGGTGGACAATAACCTATTAAGGCTTATTGATGAAATTGACAATCCAGCGACTATTACTTCGGTTCAAGAGAACGGAAGAATACTGGATGTTCTTGGAGAGTTTTCTCTTGGATATGATTATGCTGTAAATCAATTGGTATTCATGCATACATCAGACGGAACGAAGAAACGAGGATTGAACAATGCTGACCAGAACGAATTGTTCTATGCAAGTGAAAAACTAAGTGTGTAATCCTATACCTGTAGGCACTTTTGGTGCTTACAGATTTTTCTAAAAAAAATAATATTATGGCAAAAGAAGACGAAAAAGTTTCTGAAAACATCGAAGAAACTGCAGGTAATACTGAAGAATCTACAGAAAATGTAGCAAAGGAAACTCAGCTTGATACCAGGGAAAACGAACTGAATGTTTTTGCGGACCAGCTGAAAGAAAAAGAAGCTGAACTGGACAAGCGTGAGAAAGAAATCGCAAAAAGAGAAGCTGAACTGGATAAGAGAGAAAAATCTCTTACAAAGAAAGAACCTAAACCAGCAGAGCCGAAAGCAGAAGCTGTTTCTTTTGAGTTCAATGGAGAGAAATACAGATTCACTGATGATGCTCCGAGCAAAATCAGAATCGACGGCATCGTGAAAACTCAACAGGAAATCTCTCAGGACGAAGATATACTGCTTCAGTTGGTCGTTGGCGGGTCTGGATTGATAGAAAAAGTTTAACCAAAAAAATAAATAAAATTATGGCAAGTTGTTTTGATAGCATTCCGCATGAGAATTTGGAGCATTGTCCAAACGATGAAATCAATTCTGGGATTGCAACGAAGTTGTATTATGTTCCTGTAGATTTCATTAAAAGTATGGCAAAGCCTACGATTTCTACTACCTATGCTAGCAGGGTAACCATTGCAGCAGGAGGTATTGTTCTTAATAGTGGCAAAGCGTGGAAATCCATCGATATTCAGATGGATGAAGGAGAGTTGAAACCGACCCTTACAGGGAATGTGGGCAACAAGAAGACAAAAACAGAATTGGAATTTCTTATTCCTGGTCTCAGAACGGAAGTGTTGGGCTGGATAGATGCCTATAAGAATGCTCCGTGTGTTTTTGCGGTAAAAGATGCCAACGGAAAACTCTTTGTGATTGGAAACAAAGACCTTGGAGCAAGAATAGATTCTGCCGAGGGAACTACAGGTAAGAAGATAGATGATAACTCTGGAGTAACAGTGAAGTTGGTAGCGAATGCGAAGACTTGTGTATATGAAGGAGAAATCACATTAGAACCTGCAGCGTAGAAAATTGGAAAAGATGGATAAAAAGTATTTCAAACTGAATGTTCCGATTGGAACAAGGATTATCAGTTCTCGTGGTGATTTTGTAGTGGAAGAAGTTCCAGATGATGCTTTTGATTTTTTCCAAAGAGGCTCTCAGTGGCTTTCGCTGGTGCCAGAGGCTGTAGAGGGTCTTTCCAAATTGTCGGAAACGAAACTTAAAAGCCTTTTAGCTCTCAAAGAAAGGCAGGATATGACAGAAGATGCTGGCATTATCCGAGAGGCTTTGGAGCAAATTCTCCTTACGAGAACGGAGACAGCAGAAGATAAATCAAAATCACAAAAGAAACAGGAAGCCTAGTGCTTTCTGTTTTTTATCATTATGAACGCAAAAGAACACCAGGAACTTTTAGAAAAGTATATTTCATACGGAGGAAACCAGCGGATAACGGAAGCCTGCAGGAGGTTTTCCCTGCAGAATTTTGCAAAGCTGAAATATGAACTTTCTCGTTTGAATAAGCCTGCAGAAGCGAAAGTTTCAGCTGAAATTCCAACCGATAAACCAGCAGACCAAGAGAGTGGAATTCCGAAAACAGAAGCACCGAGAAAAGTATTCAATGATTTTATTGCAGATTATCCCGTGGAGCTTCATAAGGCTTTCCGCAGACGCTGGGGGCTGTGGATGGAGGCTTGCTCCCTTAAGGTTCAGCTCGGAGATCTTGACCCTAAAGATGAAGACGAAGCCTTTGAGCTTCAGTGGAAAATTTGGAATTGTTTTAAAGAATTTGACCAATGCCAAAAAGTGCTGAAACATTACAGAGAGCATAAGAGAATAATGCCTTTAGAGACTGAAACTGATTTCGAGGGAATGAGCGAGCTGGAAATTTATAAATATCGAGACAATCTTAGGGCGCTGATTACGAGGCGAAAGCAGACCATTAAAAAAATGGAAAACACTCTGCCTGCTCCCGAAGATCCAGAGTATAAGAGCCGACTGCACACACTGAACCTCAAAAGGGAACAACTCCAAGAAAAAGAAAACGAACTCATGGAATGCGAAAAATTTTTGAATAATGGAAAATAAAATCAAAAATATTTGATTAAAAACTTGCGTAATCAAAAAAAGTTGATTATCTTTGTTGTGTAATAAAAAATCAGAGATATGGTAACAAAAGAAATTACATCGGAAGAATGGTTTTTAATAGAAGCCATCCGAAATTACAGAAAAGCCTATCCTAATGGAGCAAGAATGCTAACGGCTGAAATTCAAGAATTACTCAACGAATTGATGGATTTGGATTACAAAGAAAATCAAGAAGAGGAGAAAGAAGCCAAAGATTAACAAAAAGCCCCTTCGGGGGCTTATCAAAATATCAAAATATGGAAACAACAACAAGACAACAACAGGAAAGAATAACAATGAAACAGCAGCTTTGGGATATTATTGTAGAAGTATCTTGGGGGGAAATATCAGAACAATATTTTAAAAAATCTCGTTCTTGGCTTTCTAAAAAGATGAATGGTAAGGGATTTAATGGAGAAGAAGGGGATTTTACTCCAGAGGAGAAAGAGATTTTAAAAGGCGCTTTGGTGGATTTGTCCGAAAGAATAAAAAAGGCTGCTTACGATATTCAGTAGTTCTTATATACTGATTTTTTATTACACCCGCCCCCCCTTTTCATGGCGTTTTTTTGTGTTTTTTTTGGGGAAAACCACAAAAATTCTT